GGGAAGAGGTTGGTGAGTTCTGGAACCCTCGAGGAAGGTTGGGCACTGATGGCGTGCTTCAAACGCTTGGACGTGAGGATCTGTTTCACAAGATCTCCGGGGAGGTGGTGCGCTGTTTTTATTTTCTGTCGAGCCAGTCTCGACGCGTTGGCCAGCACCACCATCCGAAAACCCCGCGGGGTCGTTGTCGCCTCACGAGCGAATCCTAGCACATCGCTCACATCAGAGCCCATCCAAAGGGCACTCACATTCGTTTTTTTCTCAAGGACACAGTTCTTGAACACGGTGGAATTGATTTCTCCGAGTTCAGGGTGTCTCATAGTCTTTTCCTTATTCACGACGAGGCCAACTTCCGAACCCTCGGCCACAATCGCGTCGACTAGTCCACCACTACTGGTGTCCTTGGTTAATAAATCATCGCCGTTGATCAGACAACGATGACGACTCCATTCCTTGAAGTCGATTTTCCCACTAGTCAAGAGCGAGGATAATGCCATGTCGACGACCGTCTTGTTTGCCAAGCAGAGCAGTGGAAAGCTCATCAAGCTTCCCATAGGCTGCCCGCTATGCGCGGACTCTTCATCGACCCGAAGGTCTCCGAGAACGTCAAGACAGTTGATCTCGTCAACACTCATTCCCACACTCTTTTGTTTCAAAACGTCTACCATGGCGCGTACATAGTCCAGCTTAATATTATCAGTCGCTGAACTATAGTCAAACGATAACCAATCACGGCCATCGCACCCATCGGATAGACGTTTAAGCCTCTCACAGGTTGGGCTACCTACAAGAAGCCATCCCTTCCGTTTGATCGTAGTATAGAGGGTGTCATGAAGTGGCTTAAGAACCTCAGTGTTGTAACTTGAGTACAAAGTTACAACCCTCGGCTTCCCCGCGGAGTAGACCAACTCAACGCGGGGTTCACGACAAAACTCCTGGCGGTTCCAGTTACCGCCCTCACTACGGTGAAATTCATCACTGGCGTGTCCGTTCGGGACCCAACAGACACGCTTCTTATCTTTGTCCCAGCCCTCGGGTATGTTCCTGGAGAACGTACGCCGGAATTCTTCCAAGTGTTGCTGGTCAACACTTACAGGCTGGCGCCTTGCCTTTTTCCACTTATCCAAGAGCGACTTTTGCTCGGCCTCACAAAAGCCACACGGTTGTGCCTCGACTTTCGTCGAGGACTTGATGGATAACTCCTGCGCTACGGTAAGCGACAGTGGGTACATTGACCGAACAGTGCTGCGGAGGCTACCGCAAACAATGTTCTTAGGTAGCGGATGAACCGCCTTTAGCCGTTGATCGGCCCGAAGGAGCTGCACAATGGCA